CGCAACTGTTTTGGGGGGTCAATCTAATGTTGCCTCTGGGCTTAGGTCAGCCACAATAGGCGCGTCAAATGGCACAACACGCGGTATCAGTGGAAATATTGTAATTGGCGCAAGCGAAAGCATTGTAAATTTTACAGTTGGCGCTCAACAATTGGCAATGCTGGTTCTGGCGAAAAAAACAACTAACGCAACTGCAATAGCGTTATCTTCTGATTCAAATACCGCTTCGGTAAATAATCAAGTTATCCTACCCAATAACTCAGCATATTATTTCCGTGGTGAGTGTGTTGCGGGAGTTACGGGCGCTGGCGATAGTAAAGGTTGGTATATTGAAGGCGTAATTAAGCGCGGCGCTAATGCGGCGTCTACTGTTCTTGTTGGTACACCTAGCGTAACCTCTTTGTATGCAGATGCAGGGGCAGCTACATGGAACCTAACTGCAACAGCAGACGTTACCAATGGTGCTTTAGCTATCACGGCAACTGGTCAAGCAGCTACAACCATTCAATGGGTGGCACAAATTCGCACAACCGAAATGACTTACTAAGGAAAGAAAATGGCTATCCAACTTGACCTCTCCACTTCTCAGTACGGCGTTCCTTTCACAGGCGCTTATTTTCGCATCGTCACAGCAGCCGTGAGCCGAACCCGCAGTGCAGACAACCGCCATTCAGTCATGCTGGATGTTGCTGGTTACGCTACGCAGCCTAGTGACGAAGACACACGCGATGTGGATTTTCGCCGTTACCACTGCCCATTGTCAGAAGTCGAAACCCAAACTGGTGACGGCTTCCTCGCCAAGTGCTACGCATGGGTGATGGCTCAAGACGATATGGCTGGCTCGACGGGGGTTTAAGAAGCACCCATGATTAATGATGTAACACACCGCGAGATATACGACAGGCTGATGGCTGTTGAGGCCAAGGTTGATGCTATTGCAAGTGACACCGCTGCCGTAATCAAAGCCTTTGACGCGGCTCAGGGCGCGTTTACCGCACTGGAAACACTTGGCAAGCTGGCAAAGCCTTTGCTGTGGATTTGCGGTCTGCTGGCGGCTATATTGGCGTTTTTAGAACACTTAAAGTCACGCTAGTCATGGTTGACCCCTTCACAGCACTGGCAGCGGTTAATACCGCGATCAAACTTGTCAAGGCTACTGTCAAAACAGTACAGAACCTTGAGAGCTTGGGGCCGTGTCTGGGTCAGTTCTTTGGCGCTAAAGCTGAAGCAATTAAGGTAGTCAAGGCCGGTGGATTCAAAGGCTCTGCAATGGGTCAGGCGCTTGAGTTAGAAATGGCGATTGAGTCTGCCAGAGCGTTTGAAGAAGAAGTGAAGATGCTGTTCTTTCAGTCCAACAAAATGGACGTATGGCAAAAGATCGTAGCCCGTGCTTCTACCATCACAAGCGCCCAGATTCAAGCGGAGCGCCGGGAACGGGAAGAAGCCAAGCGCCGTAAAGATGAGGTTGATGAACTTGTTGAGGTAGTTCTTTTCAGCATTATCACAATTGCGCTTATCGGGACTATCGGGTATTTCGTCTACGAGGCCGTGGCGCAGTGCCAAGGCCAATGCGGTTTTCAAAAAGGTTAGCCAATGAATCCAGAGTTGCAAAAATACTACGAAGCCCGTTTTGATTTGTTTTCAATGCCAGGCTGGATTGACCTTATTGAAGACGTTGACAACATGATCAACGCATTGAACAATGTGTCTACCATTGCGGATGAAAAAAGTCTACAATTCCGCAAAGGCGAGATTTCTATCCTGACTTGGCTGGTAAACTTGAAAGAGATCAGCGCAAGAGCCTACGAGGACTTGAATGAAAAGAATGTATGAATTTGTCTGCGATTGCGGGCAACGCACTGAGTCACTGACCGATTATGAGATGAGCAGTGTTAAGTGTTCATGCGGTGGGCTTGCCCACCGTGTTATTAGCGCTCCAAGCATTAACTTGGAAGGGTGGTCTGGCAATTTTCCCTCTGCATGGGGGAAGTTTGACAAAAAACACCGCGACAAGTTAGCCCAAGAGCGCAAAGCCAACTCATAAGCGAAAGCCGAGTTGAATTATCCTACAACCATTTTGGCAGGAACATAAAATGTTGATTGATGAAGAACAAGAGCCGCTAGGCGAACTCGAAATTGAAGAGAAAAAATCTGAACTTCCTGACAAGTACAGGGCTAAAAGTTTAGAAGAAGTCGTGCGGATGCACCAAGAAGCTGAAAAGCTCATTGGCAAGCAAGCCCAAGAGGTGGGCGAAGTCCGTAAACTTGCAGACGAGTTACTCAAGCAAAACCTCGGTTCTAGGCAGCAACAAGTAGAGGAAGAACCTGAAGTTGACTTTTTTGAGAACCCTCAAAAAGCAGTTCAAGGCCAGATTGATAAGCATCCAGATGTTCTTGCGGCCCGACAAGCGGGTCAAGATTTCAAAAAGATGCAGATTCAGCAGAGGCTCAACGCAGAGCATCCTGACTACTCACAAGTGGTCAATGATTCTGGGTTTCAAGATTGGGTGAAGTCTTCACCTATTCGTTTGGGACTTTATGCAAGAGCAGATGGTGACTTTGATTTCGATTCAGCCAATGAGTTGTTGTCCACTTACAAAGAATTGCGCGGTGTGAAAGCTCAACAGTCCGAAAAAGCGTCTGACGCTACTCGGGCAAAGAGCATGAAAGCAGCACAAGTTGATGTGGGTGGCTCTGGCGAGAGTTCAAAACGAGTCTACAGACGCGCCGACCTTATTCGTCTCAAAATGACTGACCCTTCGCGTTACGAAACGCTGAATGATGAAATACTCGCAGCTTATGCCGAGGGTCGCGTACGTTAATTTAACTGGAGCATTAATATGGCATATCCCACCCCGCAAGTAACGAATACCACCGCAGCAACGTTTATCCCTGAGATTTGGTCTGACGAGATCATCGCCGCTTACAAGAAAAATCTTGTGATGGCGAATTTGGTCATGAAGATGAATTTCAAGGGTAAAAAAGGCGATGTGATTCACATTCCCGCACCTACCCGCGGTGTCGCTACACTGAAGGCCGCGTCTACAGCCGTCACTTTGATTGCTGATACCGAGTCTGAAGTGCAAGTGAGCATCAACCGCCACTTTGAGTACAGCCGTTTCATTGAGGACATCACCGAAGCACAAGCATTGGCATCTATGCGCCAGTTCTACACTGCTGACGCTGGTTACGCATTGAGCCGTGCAGTGGACTCTGACCTGATCAACTTGGGTCGCTCGTCCAACGGTGGCGCTGGCACTAATGCCTACGCAACTGGTGCGTTCATTGGTGGTGATGGTACGACTGCTTATGTTGCCGCAAGCAACAACGAGTCAGCTTTGACCGATGCTGCTATCCGCCGCACTATTCAGCGTCTTGACGACAACGACACTGCTATGGATAACCGCTTCTTTGTCATCCCACCATCAAGCCGTAACACGCTGATGGGTCTTGCCCGTTATACGGAACAAGCCTTCGTGGGTAATGGCAATGCGATCCGCAATGGCGAAATCGGCAACCTGTACGGCATCCCTGTCTTCACTACCTCCAACGCTGACACTGCCTCTGGCAGCGCTGGCGCACGGGTGTGCTTGATGGGTCACAAGGACTCGATGGTTTTGGTTGAGCAAATCGGCATCCGTTCGCAGATTCAGTACAAGCAGGATTACCTGTCTACGCTGTTCACCTCCGACACCCTTTACGGTGTTGCTGGTTTGCGTAACGCAGCGTCTGTCGGTGCGGCTAAGTCTGCATCGTTGTTTGCTCTGCTCGTGCCAGCCTAACCCCCACTCCCCCCAGCAATGGGGGGCATTACTTTTAAGGAGTTAGAAAATGGCTGCTGCAACCGCAATTACTGCTCGACAGGGCAACGACCAATTCCGTGGCGTCTTTAATGACACATGGGTTGTCAAGTGCACCTTAGACTCGGCTTCCGTAGCGGATCAAGCCGCTGGAACTGACACCGTAACTGTCCCCGGCGTTGTCTTAGGCGATATGGTAATCGGCTTGTCTGCTGGAGTTAGCGAGGCAGGGCTTGTTCGCCGTGCCTATGTTTCCGCTGCTAACACTGTCACAATCGCAACGACCAACACTACTGGCGCTGCGGTGGACTTGGCGGCAACGACTATTAGATTGGTCATTGCTCGCATCGTTTAAACGGGGGGCTTCGGCCCTCCTTTTTTAGGATAATCATGGCAACATTTCGTTGTTTGCAGTCTGGCAACACTGTGACTTTTACACAGCCGGTAGACATCGACTCGATGCGCGGTCATCAGGGCTATGTGCGTCTGGACGAGCAAGTTGAGCCTGAAAGCAAACCTTTGCCTATGCTAGCCCCACCCAAGCGTATGGGTCGGCCTCGTAAAGTAGTAACAACAACATGAAAACCGGTCTTTTATCTGGTGTTTCATGTCCTGTAGCCACGCAAGATGTGGCTATAAATTTGAAGAACCGCAATAATGCGTTCAAAGAATTTGGCTATGGGCCACCAAACCCAGATGAACCCAACGAAGTATTTTGGCTAAAAAAAGCCAAGATGTACAACGCGCCAACGGCTTCCATTAAAGGAATGCTTTGCGGCAATTGCGCTGCTTTTGTTCAAACACCCAAGATGATGGAGTGCATCGTTGGTGGGCTTGAGAAGGACGAGAACGAAGGCGAGTTATCTTACGATGAACAGTTCGTAGCTGCTGCTGATTTGGGCTACTGCGATCTGTTTCAATTCACTTGTGCAGCGGCCCGTACTTGTGATGCTTGGAAGTCTGGTGGGCCAATAACTAAGGATTAGATCATGTACGGTAAAGCACCAAAAATGTCCGGCAAAAAAGCCATGCCTGTGGCTATCATGGTTGCCGTTGGAAAGCCAAAGCCACTGCCTAAGCGTGGACAGCGCACTGCCACCAACATGGCGACCAAAGCCAAACGAGGTAAGTAATGTCTACCTTTCAACTTGACCCCAACCAAGTGGCGCTTGGCGTCCCCAGTTTGGGGGTAACGCAGGTGTTTACTGTTACCGCTTCTAGCGTTCAATC